GAGGCATAGCTTCATTACCAATTGTAGGTAAATTTTTTAAAAGTGCTAAAGTAGCTAAAGTTGTTCCTTTAAAAAACACAACAACAGTTATGCCTGAGTGGTTTCCTCAGTTTGTAGAAAAAGCTTTAGCAAAAGGTGTAAGTAAAAAAATAGACGCTGATCTTACAGAAATAGAAATACCAGAATTACCAGGTGTAAGAGTTCAAGCTCATGATGATGGTAGAATTTTAGTTGAAGGTAAAAACGCTTACAATGAACCTTATGAAATAAATTACACACCACCAGGATATGAAGTTATAGATGAAACAACAGGCAAAGCTGTAAAAACACCAGGAGAGTTTGAAGCCTCTGACACTAGGTTTAGACAGACAGGGCCAGAATTAGATGATGTTGATGTAGACTACGATACTGTACCAGATATCGAAGATATTGTAGGTGGAAATTCTACAGAGTTAGAAGGCTTTGCTAAAGGCACGGGTGAAACTAAATATACAAAAGGACAAAAAGCAGTAGACGAAGCAGATGCAAGATCTCAATACAGTGGACAAGAACGAGCTGATTTTGATCAAGGCCCTGAAATAGATCCAACAGATTATTTTTATGAAGACTAAACTAACAACTACAATACCTCCAAAAAGAGGACCGCAGCCGGAGGGCTTGCTTATTGATTACAATACTGTTAAACCTGTGAAACTGGAGAAAATAAATGGCAGACATAGACAAGTCTCTACCAAACGTAGAGCAAGAGATAAAAGTTCCATCGCCTGAAGAAATTGAAGTTGCTCAACAAGACGAGCAAAAACAAGTTGATGAACAAGGTGATCCTGTAGAAATTACAGAGAACGAAGATGGCTCAGTAGATATTAATTACGATCCTTCCATAGGTTCAGTTGAAGGTGGACAAAATCATTACGACAACTTAGCAGAACATTTACCAGATGATATTCTTGGAAGACTTGGAACGACCCTTTATCAAAATTATCAAGACTATAAAAATTCAAGAAAAGATTGGGAAAAAGGGTACAGAGAAGGTTTAGATCTTTTAGGTTTTAAATACGATAATAGAACAGAGCCTTTTCAAGGTGCATCAGGTGCAACTCATCCAGTATTAGCAGAAGCTGTTACACAGTTTCAAGCGTTAGCTTACAAAGAATTATTACCGGCTGAAGGCCCAGTAAGAACACAAATTTTAGGTGTGCCAACACCAGACAAAGAACAACAATCTCAAAGAGTAAAAGATTTCATGAACTATCAGATCATGGATAAAATGAAAGATTACGAACCAGATTTTGATTCGTTATTATTTCATTTACCGTTAGCAGGCTCAGCTTTTAAAAAAGTTTACTATGATGAAGCAACATCAATGGCTTGCTCTAAATTTGTTCCCGCAGATGATTTGATTGTACCGTATACAGCTACCTCATTAGATGATGCGGAATCGATCATTCATCGGGTTCAAATATCTGAAAACGAATTACGAAAACAACAAGTCGCTGGTTTTTATAGAGACGTGGATTTAAAACCAGGGCCCGTAAACGAAACTGAAGTTGAAAAAAAAGAACGTGAATTAGAAGGTGCATCAAAAGGTAGAGACGAAGATGTATTTAATTTATTAGAGTGTCATGTTCATTTAGATCTTGAAGGTTTTGAAGACATGAGTGAAGATGGTGAGCCAACAGGAATTAAACTTCCATATGTTGTAACTATCGAAGAAAATTCTAGAGAAGTTTTATCAATCAAAAGAAATTACGAAATAGGTGATCCATTAAGAAATAAAATAGATTACTTTGTACATTTTAAATTTTTACCAGGACTTGGTTTTTATGGTTTTGGTTTAATACATATGATCGGTGGATTATCAAGAACAGCTACAGCTGCATTACGACAACTATTAGACGCAGGAACTTTATCAAACCTACCAGCAGGATTCAAACAAAGGGGTATTAGAATTAGAGACGACGCTCAAAGCATTCAACCAGGAGAATTTAGAGATGTGGATGCACCAGGAGGAAACATCAGAGATTCATTTATGATGTTACCATTTAAAGAGCCGTCACAAACTCTCTTACAGCTTATGGGCGTGGTAGTACAAGCAGGTCAAAGATTCGCTTCAATAGCAGATCTGCAAGTAGGTGAGGGTAATCAACAAGCGGCAGTGGGTACCACAGTAGCCTTGTTGGAAAGAGGAAGCAGAACAATGTCTGCAATTCACAAAAGAATCTATGCAGCCTTGAAACAAGAATTCAAATTAATGGCAAGAGTTTTCAAGTTATATCTACCACAAGAATATCCCTACGATGTTGTTGGTGGTCAAAGAATGATTAAACAACAAGACTTTGACGATAGAGTAGATATATTGCCGGTTGCAGATCCAAATATATTTTCTCAGACACAGCGTATTTCCCTCGCACAGTCGGAACTGCAGCTGGCAACATCTAACCCACAAATACATAATTTGTATCAAGCGTATAGAAATATGTATGAAGCGTTAGGTGTAAAAGACATAGACAAACTTTTAAAAAGACCCCCAATTCCCGCACCAAAGGACCCAGCGTTAGAGCACATTGATGCTCTTGCTGGGAAACCGTTCCAAGCTTTCCCTGGTCAAGACCATAGAGCGCACATAACTTCACATTTAAATTTTATGGCTACTAATATGGCTAGAAATAATCCGATGATTATGGCTGCTCTTGAGAAAAACTGTTTTGAGCATATTTCTTTGATGGCACAAGAACAAGTTGAAGTAGAGTTTAGACAAGAGATGCAACAAATTATGGCGATGAGACAAAACCCTCAAGCAATGCAGAACCCACAAATGCAAATGCAATTAAAAATGATGGCAGAAAAAATTGAAGCAAGAAAAGCACAACTTATTGCTGACATGATGGAAGAGTTTATGAAGGAAGAGAAGAAAATTACGTCTCAATTTGATAATGATCCTATCGCTAAGTTAAGAGCAAGAGAATTAGACCTTCAAGCACAAGAAAATGCTAGAAAAAAACAAGAAGGCGAGGAAAGAATTAACCTTGATAAGATGAGAGCAATGATGAATCAAGAAAATCAAGACGAAAAGCTTGAACAAAACGAAGAATTAGCAAAATTAAGAGCTGATACATCGATTGAAAAGACAATTTTATCAAAAACTTTACCAAGTGCTAAAGATATGGGCCCTGGTAACGTGATAATTAAAAAAATAGATGACTAATCTATAAAAAAATAGTAAAAATTAGAAAAAAGGAGCTAATATGGCAGAAAAAAACAAAAAAGACCTTAACCACGAAATGTTTACGAACAAAGATGGTTATGTTGAAGGTGGAAAAGAGATCGAAATGACTAATCCAGCTGAAACACAAGATGCAGAAGTGCAAGGTCAAGGAAATATTTTAAAAGAGAAAAAAAGAACAGCTAAGTGGTACTAATATGGCTTGGTTTAGTTTAGCAAAAATTGCTTTACAAGCAGGAAGCAAAATTTACGCAAATAAACAGAAGACTAAAATGGCTATGTCTGATGCACAACTAATGCACGCAGAAAAAATGGCCCGAGGTGAGGAAGCTTACCAAGGCAAACTACTTGAAGCGAGACAAAACGACTATAAGGACGAATTTGTACTCGTAATCATATCGGCGCCTATCATTGTGTTAATGTGGGCAGTGATGTCGGACGATCCAACTGCGATGGAGAAGGTGAAATTGTTTTTCGAGTATTTCCAGTCGCTTCCGAAATGGTTCACTAATTTATGGATCCTTGTAGTTGCGAGTATTTTTGGTATAAAGGGTACACAAATATTTAGAGGAGGAAAAAAATAATGTCTAATAGAAGATTTAATAAACAAACTAGAAAAGCAGCCATGGGTGGCGGAATGATGAGACCTGGATATAAAAAAGGAAGTTTTCCTGACATGTCAGGTGATGGTAAAATTACTAAAAAAGATATTTTAATTGCAAGAGGTGTAATTAAAAAACCAAAAGGAAAAAAAGATGGCAAAGTTATGTCCAAAAGGAAAAGCAGCAGCAAAAAGAAAGTTTAAGGTTTATCCTTCAGCTTATGCTAACATGTATGCTTCAGGAGTTTGCTCGGGTAAAATAAAACCAGGCGGCAGAAAAAAAGCTGCTAAAGGTGGTCTGCAAATGGCTGGTATGACTCGAAAGAGAAGATGCGGCTAACATGGGACTGCGTAAATGGGTAAAACAGAACTGGGTAGATATTGCCAACAAAAAATCAGATGGCTCATACCCGAAGTGTGGACGAAGTGGTGGCGAAAAAAGAAAAAATTATCCAAAATGCGTGCCCATTGCAAAAGCAAGAGCGATGTCCAAAGGGCAACGTGCGGGTGCCGTAAGAAGAAA